GACATTAAAATTTATAGTTCCAATCTGAGTGATTACATTAACACCCAAATTACTTCCAGTTCCACCACCTATTCTATATTGAATAAACAAGGTACTATTTGCTTTCAAGGTACTTCCCAAAGCAAAGTTGTTAGAATATTTATATAAATTTAGTTCAAAACCATTTCTTGCAAACTCTCTTAATTGTTCATCAGCTGATTGACTACCACCACCAAATGTAAGTTTACAAAAACCTTCGGGTGTAAATTCAGAAATAAATTTAGTATTTGTTTGTACATATTTTCCTACTTTAATACCAGGATTGTCAGATACTTTGGTAGGGTCTTCGATGAATACTCTATCTTCAACCAATGCTTTAACCTCATACCATCTATTGTCCAAACCTAAAAATTCTTCAGCGGTAGGAACGTTGGCATATTGAGTACCATCTTTCAGTAAAACACTTGTAACACCCAAAACATTCCTTTCAGGTAAAAATAACTCAAAAAAAGGTTTTACATCATTTGCTGTTATAACTCTTTTAAATACTTTTGTTGTACCATTTACAACTGTTTCTCGTTTTACAATAGTGTAATTCAATAATCTGTTGTTAGAGTCAAAGTTTGGTATTTTTAATCTGTTTGGAACACCATCAGAACTTATTGGTGACGCAAAATCAATATCACTGACAGTTTCGAAAACTTGTCCCGCACCATTGACCTGAGACCCTCTTCTTAAAATACCACAATATCTTAAATCCTCAGTATCACCATAGACAGGTACTATTATTGAAAAATCAACTAAAGCTACTGATGGTCTTTGACCAGGTACTTTTAAACCATAAGTCCTTGCAATATTGAAAATCGATGACCTTTGTTGAGCGTATTGTAATACCGTTTCTTGTACACTCCTATCAATATTAAATTGTAAATTATCAGATACTGCGGCATTTAAATCTAATAGAGCTGAAAATATTGAAGCGTCATTAAAGTTATCAATCAGGTCAGGATAATATGTCCTTGTAAAATTAATAAGTTCCGTTCTAATGGATTGGAAATCTCTGGTTGTATATGATATTTTTTTGTTAGCCATAGAATTATATATTAATAATTACAAAGTCACTACTTTCAAAAGCAGTATCAGTTGATATATAGTCAATTTTTATTTTTGCGGTATGTTCCATCTGTCCGATACCAGGTACTCTAAATTCTCTCTGATTATCTTCATTAATGAAGTATCCTTTATCCTCTTCTCCTTCTGAAGCTGGTGTTATAGTTATATTTGTTATCGTTATACCAGGTATAAATTCAGAAACAGAATCCCTGATTTCTGATTCCAAATCAGAAAATGTAGGTCCATCTAAAGGTTCAAAGAGATATTCATACAATCTTGTACCAAAATCAGGTAAATAATATCTTGTACCTTTTCTAGTTAATAATAAATGAATTAAATTACTCCTGATTTCTTGTTCAGTTGTCTGAGATAAACTTAAGTAATTTCCTTCATACGAATCTTTAAATGGGAAATTTATACCATATGTGAAACCATTTGCCATAACAATAAATATATACCCTATATTTTTTCTATAAATACCATAAAACAAAAAATCACGACCTTAAGTCGTGATTCTTATTTTTTAAGATGAACATCCAAAACATTCAAATGGTGAATCAGTTGGTTTGTTTGTTATAGGTTCAATATGGGGTAGTGTTGGTGTCACTTTTGGTTTATCCATTTTTGATATATCCATTGCTAAGTGTTTTGCACCAGTTGAGATTGCTTTTGTTCTCACATAATAACAAAGTGTTTTCAAACCTTTTTGCCAAGCATGGAAGTGTGATGAAGTAATTTTAGACAAAGTTGGGTTACCCATATAGATATTCATTGATTGTGATTGGTCAATAAATGGTCCTCTATCTGCTGCCATATCAATCAACTCCCTTTGTGATATTTCCCAAATCGTTTTATACTTCTTAAGCAAGTGTTCAATTCTTTTTACCTTTTGGTTGTACTTTTTATCTTCGGGGTCTAAATAATTGTTGAAATTGATATTCTGAATTGAACCTTCATTATAAATGATTTCATTCTTAAGGTCTTCTCCCCAAATACCCAACTTTTCAAAGTCACTAATTAGATATTTGTTAACAATCATAATTTCACCACCAACTACTCGTCTGTTAAAGATTGCTGAATGTGCAGGTTCAGTCATTTCGTATGAACCAGTAATCTTAGCAGAACTCGCAACAGGCATTTGTGCTGTAAATAATGAGTTACAAATACCATATTGTTTTACATTTGATTTTAATACTTCCCAAGGCCATCTTCCTGATAAATCATTTTCAGTTAGTCCCCACATATCAAATTGGAATATTCCTTGTGACATAGGTGAACCTTCAAAGAAATCATATGGTTTATAATTTCCATCAATAACCAATCTGTTACTCTCAGTAATCGCAGCAAAGTAAATTGTCTCAAAAATATCTTTGTTTAGTTGTTTAGCTTCAGGTGAAGTAAACTCATAATCCATAAGATAAAATACATCAGCTAAACCTTGAGTTCCAATAGCAATTGCTCTTTGTTCTCTACCACCTTTTTCACCTTTTGCAGTTGAGTAATTATTAATATCAACAACTTTGTTCAAAGCTCTTACAACCTTTCTTGTTTCTTCATAAAGAAGTTGAAAATCAAACTCCCCATCTTTTACAAAGTTTTTCAACACCATTGAAGATAGTGTACATATTGCTGTAGTTTTCTCATCGGTAAATTGATAAATCTCGTTACATAGATTTGATTGTTTGATAACTCCAATGTTTTGATGGTTGGTTTTGTTGTTAGCATTGTCCTTTGAACAAAGATACGGAACACCAGTTTCAATTTGAGATTCAATTACTTTTGTCCAAACATCTTGTGCTTTTACCTTCTTACCAATACCCATACTTACAGCTTGATTATAAACAGTTTCATATTCATCACCGAAACATTCTTGTAGTGGTTTGAGACCTGATTTCTTAATATCATTTGGACAGAATAAATACCAATCCCCACCTTCTTTTACTGCTCTCATAAAGTTATCAGGTATCCACAAAGCTGTGAATAGGTCTCTTGCTCTTAATTCTTCTGCACCTGTATTCTTTTTGATATCTAATAGGTCAAAGATGTCTTTATGCCAAGGTTCAAGGTATATTGCAGCAGAACCAGGTCTTCTACCTTGTTGGTTAAAGAATCTTAATGATTCATTTGCTATTTTAAGATATTTTAACAATCCACCAGCAAATCCACCTGATGTACTTAATCTACTCTCCTTACTTCTAATGTTTGACATACAAAGTCCAATACCTGCAGCATCAGCTGAATAAGTAGAGATATCATTCATTGTTGCCAATAAACCCTCTCTAGAGTCATCATTATTGTAATGTAGGACACAAGATGCCAATTGTGGAATCTTTGTACCCGCATTAATCATAATAGGTGTTGCAGGAGAAATAAGTTGATTTGATAATGACTTATAGTATTCAACAGCTTCATCAAATGATTTTGTTACCCATAGTGCAACCCTCATATACATATGTTGGGGTCTTTCCACAGTTATACCCTCTGGTGTTTTTAACAAGTACATTTCAAATAAGGAACGCCAAGCAAAGTAATCAAAGTTATAATCGTTTTCGTGATTGATTACTTCATCAATATTTAAATCACCATAGGAATCAATCATATTGATTAACTCTTGATTTACAATACCAAGGTCAGCCAATGACTTCATTGTTTCACTAAAACTTTCATTGGTTTCTTTGTGATATGAAGATATGGCAACAGAAGAAGCCAACCTCGAATAATCGTGGTGGCTACCTGTATATGATGCTGCGATTTCATAAATCAACTTATCAAGTTGTTTTGTTGATATGACACCTTCTGTTGGTACGGAAGTGATAACCTTAATGAAAATCTGGTCAGAGTTTACATTTAAGTTCTTGCTCGCTTTTTTAATTCTGTTTTGTATTTTGGTGGGGTTGAAGGATACAACATCCCCATCCCTTTTTTGAATTCTTAATGACATAGTTTAATTTTAAAAATCGTCTGTGAATGAAATTGTTTCGTTAAGTTTTGCTTTTTGATACTCAACCGTTCTTGATTCAAAGAAGTTACCTTTTGTTTCAACGGCAATTTGTTCCATAAACTTGAATGGTTGTTCTACATTGAAATGTTTACTACATCCCAACTTAACCAGTAAACCATCAACAACAAACTCCAAATATTGTTTCATAAGATTGGAGTTCATACCAATTAAAGATACTGGTAGTGATTCAGTAATAAACTCTTTTTCAATTTCCAATGCTGAAAGTAATATTTCTTTTATTCTTTTTTCACTTGGTTTGTTTTCAACATGGTTGTTTAACAAGTGAATTGCGAAATCACAATGTAGGTTTTCATCTTTGAAAATCAAGGAGTTAGCATTACAAAGTCCTTGCATAATTCCTCTTGATTTCAACCAAAAGATAGAACAGAATGAACCTGAAAAGAATATACCTTCTACCGCAGCAAAAGCTACCAATCTTTCTTGGAAGGATGCTTTTTCAATCCAATTTAATGCCCACTTGGCTTTCTTTTGAACTGCGGGTAATCTATCGATAGCATTGAAACATTCATCTTTTTCTTCAGGATTGGATATATAAGTATCAATTAACAAAGAATACATTAATGAATGGATATTTTCCATCATCAATTGAAATCCATAGAAAAATTTTGCTTCAGGATATTGTACTTCTCTATAAAAGTTTTCAGCCAAGTTCTCATTGACAATACCATCAGATGCAGCAAAGAATGATAATACATTTTTAACAAAGTATTGTTCATTCTCTGATAAGTTCTGCCAATCCCTAATGTCTCCACTTAAATCAACTTCTTCAGCTGTCCAAAATGCTGCTTGATGTTGTTTATAGTATTCCCAAATATCGTGGTACTGAATGGGGAAAATCACAAAACGATTTGGATTTTCTGTTAATATTTTTTCTGTCATAATTAAACTTGGTTTTCTCTTTGTTTTCTTTTTTCTAATAAATCTTTAATTCTCTGTCTATTGTTTTCTTCTTTTTGTTCTTCGTGACCTAAGAATGTAACTGAAGATTCAGTATCGATATCCAACATTCCATTATCAAACTTACAATTTTCAAAGATAATTCCATCATCACCAATCCTTGATTTTGTAATCGCAATTGTTGCTAACTTCATTTCTTTTTGTTGTAATGTTTTTGCCACAGATATAATCACATGGCCTACTTGAGCTTTCTTAATTGAACCCCCCATTTGGTCAGTTGTTACAACTTCAGCTGATATTGAACTTCTATTACCTTGTGTTGCTGTCCATCCTACCAAGTTCAACTCGTGACACATTGCTTCAAATGCTCTCATAACTGAACCCTCAGATTTCCATTCATCACCCAAGTTTTTCTCAGGTACAACACAATCGATGTAATCTAATAAAATCATATCAATTTTCACACCATCAGCAATCTTTTTTCTCACAAGATTTTTGATTTGTGTCATTGTCATAGTATCAGATGGAAGTTTTTCCAAGATAAGATGATTTTCCATTTTTTCTTCAATCTCCTTAACTCTCATCAATACTTCCTCCTTCTTATTAGACATATCATCAGGGTGGATTTTTGTCCACAATGTAAAATGTTTTCTTTGAATAACCTTGGGATTATCCTCAAAAAATATTTGAAGAATATTGTAACCCAAGTTAAATCCGTGGTTTGCAATCTTGGTCAAGAATGTTGATTTACCTACACCTGTTGGTGCTAACACAACACCTATCTCACCCTTAGCTAAACCACCTTTTAACAATCTATCGATACCACCAATACCCATAGGGATTGGATGTCTAAAATCTTCATTTAATACATCATCCAAGTTTGAGAAGACACTTAACATACCATTCTCATTAATACCCACTTGTAGGGCATCTCTAATCATTTCTTCAAGGGTGTCGTAGTTTTCAAACTCACCCCCATCAATTACTTTTTGTGCTTTGGTTATGGCTTTTTGTAACTCTTGTTGTTTACAGAACTTTAACGCTTTCTCTTGGACAAAATCCCCACCAGATATAGGTGCATCCTTAATTTTCTTAAGTGTATCAATTACTACTTTAGCAATTTGTTCTTGTTGAAACTCAGATTTGGTAATTTGTTCCAATGTGTCAAAAGTGGGCACTGAGTCCCACTTTTGATTGTATTCTTTAATCATCTGAATGATGAGTTTAAAGTACTTGTTCTCGAAATAATTCGGTTCAATTACATCAATAATCGACCTCGAAAAGTTACTATCTACCACAATTTGATTAAGTAGTTGTATCTGAAATGAGCTTCCTAAATAATCAAAATTTTTGTTAGATGACATAGTTTAAATTTGTTGTATGAATAAATATTACACTCTTGTATTAAGTCCAAGATAATCAAAAGAAAGGTCTCTTGCCGAAAATAAACTAGTTAATTCTGATAAAATTCCTTTGATTGTTTGTCTGATGTCAACTGTGTATCTAACCTTCGGAGGGTAGATTTTTGCATCAAATCTCCTGTGACAAAGTAACCTATCTCCTTGTTTTAAATAAATGTTAAAATACTCGGGGCCATCAACATAAGAAGTATTGAGGATGTCAGGTTTGTTTGTGATATCATATTGATTTTCCAACAAATAACTTACAGCTTTCATCTTCAACTGATAGTTAAGATTTTCAATCAAATCATCCATATACTCTTTGAAATCAACTGAATTTCTTGCATCAGGATTGTAATCTCTTACATTGAAATATCTCTGTACGATGATGTTGTCGTTAACCATCATTAAGAACTCCAATTTGGTAATGTCTTGTTCTCTCATTTTTTTTACTTTTTTGTTTTAAAATTGTGTTTTTCTTTTCTAGATAGTTTTAAAAAGGGTTTTAAGAAGTTCACCCAAGCATCATCTCCTTTTGGTAAGAACTTAAAGAATCCATCTTCCATCATCATTTTAATTAGATTTCGATGTCCTCGACCATCAGGGTCGAGTGTTTCTTTGTAATAAAGTTCAACAACTTCTTTTCCTTCATCATCTATTAATGGTTTTGACAAATCTACAATCTTTTGGTTAATTTCAAAAAATTCATCACCATAGATTCCTGTTCTTGTTTTACCTGTCAAAAGATTTTTAAGTGTGTTGTTTTCCTTATCTTCTTTTAAAAGATTTTCTGCTTTAGATAAAATATCGTTAATAGTTACTTCTTGTTCAAGTAATTCGGGAAATAATTTGAATAATGTTTTGTCTCCCAAATAATAGATTCCATCAATATTATCAGATTTGTCTCCTGCTAATATTTTATAGGTCAAAATATTGCTATGGGGAATCTCATGTTCCTTAAGTTTAATTTTATCACCAAAACTATACAATTGCTTGGCTGATGGTGAATAAATGGAAACATTCTGTGATATAAGTTGGGTTAAATCTTTATCCGAAGAGAAGATGGTAATCTTTTCATCAGTGGCTATTTGACAATAATATGCTATCAAGTCATCAGCCTCGTTATTTTCGATGTTTACTTGACGAATAAACATCTCCTCTAAATATTGTTTTACCCTCTCTTTCTGATAGGTAAATGATTGAACCTTAAACTCATTCTGTTCTTGGATTCTATTCTCTTTATATTGGGGGTAAATAATTTTTCTTTTACTTGAATTTCCTTCGCCATCCCAGAATACAACTATCTTATCAAAATTATATTCTTCAATAAACCTTCTACTTGTATTTAGAAAATGCCATATACCCCCAATATGATTACCATTGTGATAATATTCTTTCACACCATGAAAACCTATCTTCATAAGATTGTTTCCATCGACCAATAATGTTTTTGTCATTTAAAATAAACTTAATTGTGTGAACGATTTTTTTGATTCTGTTTGTGTGATATACTCTACCAAGAACTCAGTAAATATTGCTTCCATGACTGGTACACAAATAGAGTTACCCGCCAAAGCTACATGGTTTTTAGTTGTCAAACTTGTTGATAATAATTTATCAATGTCTTCTTCTCTAACCCCCATAAATCTGTAAGCTTCCCTTCCTGTGATAGTTCTTATTCTCCCATCAACCATAATCTGTGGTGAACCAGTTGTTGTTAAACAAGGGGAACATCCATCAATTGAATAAACTCTTCTTGCTTGGTCGTAGTTTACATCGTTTCTCCTTGCCACAAGTTTACATACACTATCTTTTTTGGGGTGATTAGGTGTAACGTCACAAGATATAAATAAGTCCTCTGTAATCTCATTTTCAATGAATGGTCTCATAGGAACTCTGTCCTTTTTGTACCTTTCAACATTTAACATTTTGTAATCAACTTCCTCATTTGTCATTCCATAAACTGACATCATAAATACCCTTTCCCTATTCTGTGGACAACCATAGTCAGCACCATTCAAAACTCTCCAAGCACATCCATAACCCAACTCATTTAAGAATGAGATATGTGCTTTGAAGTTCTCGATATGATTGTGTGACACAAGGTTTTTAACATTCTCCATCAAAAGGTACTTTGGTTGGTTCTTTGTTAAAATCCTTTCAACCTCGTATAACAAACCACTTCTCGTACCCCTTTGAATACCCTTTTGTACCCCTGATATTGAAATATCTTGACAAGGGAAAGAATAGGTCATTAGGTCACATTGGGGAAAACTATCTTCGTTGACCTTCGATATGTCCCCCAAATTTCCTAATGTTGTCTCGTGTAATGAATCGTAGGCTATGTTTGCTACTTTTAATATGTCACAATTTGCAACATTTTCGAAGTCCACACCAATGTATTTTAGTGCCAACTCTTGTGTACCATAACCTGAAAATAGTGATATTACTTTTAGTTTATTCATATTCTTTTTCTTCTTTCAAATCGAAATCTCCCTCCAAACCTAATAAATCTTTCCAATAATCTGCGTATTCTTTCTTATATTTTTCGATAGAAGCTTTTTCTTCTGTTGTATCTTTACCTGATAAGAATCCGTGGGGAGTTACAATTATTTTCCCATCATCATAACCCAAACCATTTATATGATTTTTTAATACAGATACTTTGGTTCTCGATGCGAACTTTACACTTCTTTTATCTTTTGTTGCGGTAATTTTAGTTGTACCTGCACCTTTCTGATTACCAAACAAAAATACCAAAGAAGAGTTTAACCAAATTGCTTCGCCACCTTTGGCTTTAATCTTTGGTTGACCAAAAGGATTATCAGGTAATTCAACCCATGGTTGGTTTACAATAATCAAAGTATTTTCGAATTTAGAATCAGCTTTTCTTGAACCTGATATTCTTTGATTAATACCCATACCGATTTTGTCAGCAAGAACTGATGCGTTGTGTTGTTTTCCCCCTTTTCCTTCAAAGGTCATTTTACAAGGGATAGAACCAACTGAATCCCACATAAAACACAAACTATATTCAAGGTCTCCCTTTTCTTGTGCATCGAGTAAGTCATTAATATAATCTGTAATTTGTTCGATGTATTCGAAGTTATTATTGAAGATATAAAATCCATCCCAGTCAACTTCTCCTGTTTCTTCATCAACTACTTCCTCACATTGAAGTCCCATCAGTTTTGCATGTTCAAAACTCCATTTTTGTTCAGTGATAATGAACACAGGTAGAATACCCTTTCTTTGTGCATCAACCGCAGTTTTAACTAATGCTGTGGTCTTTCCAGTATCAGAGTGACCCAAGAACATATTTAGGTGACCCACAGCAGGACCTGGTAATCCAACAGCATCCAAAAATTCAGTTCCCAAGTCAAAGTACCTTTGTGGTTTGTACTTAGCTGATGTTGAGAATTTCTTTTTAATACTACTGAAATCGTTTTTCTTAATTGCCATCGTTTAAATTGTATTTTACAAATTCTTTTAATGTTTCTAGTTTGTCTTTAGCATTAGCCATTTTCTCAACAAACTTATCCATTTCCTCCAAGTGTTGTGGGTGTTCACCAATACCAACAGGATTAGAAAAATAGATTAACAAGGTTGCTTCAGCCTCTGCTATCTCACTCTCATATTTTAGAGCAAGAGCATCAATCATTTTTACTTTAATTTTCATTTTGGATTTAAAAATGAACCCCACTTTGTTAATGGGGTTCGGGTTAAAAAATATTTTTAGAATGGAAGGTCACCACTTACCTCAAAGTCATCTGAATCGTCCAAGTAAGTTGGTGTAGTTTTACCACCAATTACTACTTCACCTGAATCTGAGTTACCATAAACATAACCACCTTTTTCACTATCCCATCTTGGTGTTTCACCTTTAGCAATAGCTTCTAAATATTCAACTGGTTTTTTAGAGTAAACATCAGCCCAAGTTAATTCATCATTTAACCAACTTTCAGCAGTGTCTTTGTTTTCGTGAAGTGGGGCTGGGTCATCATACATAATAGTTTGAATTACAGTATATGTCGCACCCTTTGGAGTTTTAGCCTTGGTCATCTCTAAGATGATATCTCTACCTTTTTGAGAATCAGTTACATCACCTTTTGCTCTAAAGATAGGAATTAGTTTATCTAAGATACCTTCGTTTTTGTAGTTGTGTTTAAATCTCCAAAACTTTACACCATCGTTTTCATTATCTCTATCGATAAGTTTAACGATGTAAAATTTACGAGGTTTGTATTGTTTAGCAAGTTCTTTGTCGGCTTCTCTACCAGTTGACATAAGTTCTTCATATACTTCTGAAAGTGGTGAACGCTCATTATCATTTTTACCTGGGTCATAGAACTTTTGCCATTTTCCATCTACTTGGATTTCGTGAAACCACACCTCTTTGAAAGGTGAACTTCCATCAGTAGTTGGGAGGATTCTTAATCTTTTTTGTCCTTGTTTCTCATTGTCTTTAAGAAGAGCTGCGAAGTACTTCTTCATTCTCTCATCTTGAGACATTTTGTTGGTATTACTACCTGATTTTTGTGATTGTTCGTACTGAGCTAAAATAGCATCTAATGGATTTGTCGCCATAATGTTTAAAAAGTTTTTTGTTAAGAAATATTATACACAATAGTAAGTGTCAGCCGTGGGTTTGTCAAATTAAGTTCTAATATATTTTTTTGAATTTGCTTACGTCATTCTCAGGAGTCATTTCAGTTTCACCGAAATTTCTGAAACTTCTTTTTATTTCATTTGGTGAATAACTTTCAACTTCGTCTGTGGTTAAAACGTATTCGTTTTTTCCACTCGCTTCCATTTCTTCTTCTTTATCTTCAAAAAATTTACTCAATTTTTGGTTAAAAGGACCTGAATCTAAAGTTCTAAGTTCTAATTTTTCTTCAGGTGTCTTAACTCTATATTTTTCGATTTTAGTTTCGATTGAATTTAATCTGTCTAAAATACTATCCATAGCGTTAAGCTTGGATTCTAAATCATTTAGATGATTAAATAAACTTTCGAAATATTCATCTTGTTTATCTTCAACTGATTTTTGTCCTTTAACTAAATCAGTTACTTCAATTTCTTCCTTGTTACCTTTTTTCTTTTCGTCACCTATTTTTTCAACATCGGGGTCAGACTCTGTGTCAATTGGTTCAGGTACTGGTGGTGTTGGTGGTGTTGGTGTACCTGCTGGGGTATTTGGAACTGGAACATCCCCTGTTGGTGGAACTTCACCACCAGGAGCTGGAGGAACTTCACCACCTGGTGCAGCAGGAATATCACCTTCAGGAGCTGGTGGTAGTTCTTGTTCGTTTATATATTTGTTAATTTGATTATATCTTTTTAGTTCTTCTAAAATTCTTAAGTCAGTTTTCATTATTAACCATTTAATAGTTGTTTTATTCCTGTTGTTGTTTCAACTTGAATTTTTTTATGAGTTCTCATTGTGTTATCAACTCTTTCAATAAGACCATCCTTCATTCTTACTGTATAACATTCACCAGTGTCCAAGTCACAAACTTGTTTAGTACCATCACCCATATCCTTTTCAGAAGTTCTAGTATTTTTACCTAAGTAATTATCTAAAATTAATTTTACACTCATATTTTTAGTTTTTATATAAATATTACAATTATTATAAATGTTATTGAGTGAATGGTTGACTTACTAAATTTATCTTGGTTGATGAATTCAAAGGACCATTCGGAAAATATTCAACATTCAATGTGTAATTACCTGGATTTTTAGAATTAACTATACAAGTTTGAGCCCCACTTCCGGCAGAACAAGAATATGGTACAATATTTCCACCAACATCTTTAAATTGAGTACTTCCAACATAATTACTATTGAAATTGGGGTCGTTTATTAGTAATACTTCGAATTGCCCATTACTTTGTTCTATGTTAAAATAAGCATAAGTGTTACCCATTACAGAAGGGAACTCCCCTAAATTTTTAATACTTATAGGTGGGGCAGGTGGAGGTGTATTTTGAGTTACAACATTAGTTGCTGGTTTTAATATTTGTATTGCTTTGTTAAAGTCATCTTTATATTTTTGAAAACTATTAGTTCCAACCATTTTATTATAACTTTCAGTACCTCTACCCACACTATCAGCAAAAGAATTTATATAAGCAAATTTTACATATTCATCAACATTTATTTGTTCACTGTTACTCTGTAAAGTGATAACTCTTGATTGCCATCTTTTAATCAAAAAATCAACATAATTTGACAAAGAACTAAATTCAACAAATGGGATATTTTTGGATGTACAGAAATATTTTTCATTACCGATTGTACCAAAATATTGGTCAAGAGATAAATAACCTGGATTATTTCCGATAACTCTCAATCCATCTTTACCATTAAATGAATTAGTATAAGACCAAAAGAAAATAGTATAAAGTAGTTTGTCATCATTAGATTGATTTTTTATTTCATTAATCAAATCTTGATAGTTAATTGTAACTTCAGTAGGTGATGTATCATTTACAAATTTATTATATTGTTCAACTGGTTTACAAGTTTCGTTTGTTGTTTGTGAAACTTGTTGTGATGCCCCATTACCAGCATTACTCGTAACATTATTTGTAACATTATCAACATTTGTTGGTGTTGAAGTATTAACATTTGTTGAGGTTGTACTTTGTTGTTTAATCAACTCAGTAATTTTACTCACCAGATTAGCTCTTAAATTTTGAATATAATTATCAATTTTAGGTAAATTGGGAACTGGTTGTCTTACACCCTCAAAACTAGTTTCGAAGCTTGAATCTGTGATATTGTGTGATACTGAGGTGATGTAGTATGAACCACTAAACATTGGTACATTTCTTAAATTAAAATACATTGTTGGTTGTATTAAAGCATTCCCCAACATATCAATGTTACATGTATAACTTCTATTTTTGTATAAGTTATACAATGAAACACTTTGTGTTGCACCACCTCTGTTTCCACCTTGATTTGCCATTTGGTTCAAAATTTGTAAAGATTCTGATGTAGCTAAAGATGAGTTTTGACCAACACTAAAG